AATTAGTATTGGGATACTCATCAACAATAGTTGCAATACTCTCGATTTTATCGACTCCATCGGTGCATTCGCGAAGTAGCATACACCCCATTGCATCCATAGTATTAAAACCCTTGGTGAGTTTAGGATCAGCAAAAGCAGGAGTTCCAAAAGAAACTGCTACCATCATACCAAGAATAAATTTTTTCATTTTTTAAAAGTGCTCCATCGATTACCAGATTGTAAACCACCAGGTCCTTCCTGAAAGTTTTCAGAACCACCTTGACTTTCATCTACAGTGTTCCAATTTTGTGTTGAGATTTGATACATCATTTCATGAATATTTTCAGATTCAACAGAATGAGTTTCTTGATACTGTTGTTGTTTAATGAGAGTTTCCTGCTCCATATAATCAATCTGCTTTTCAGACTTGATAGGAGCAGGACCAAACCAGGGATCATCTTTGAGATATGTAGGTGCAGGAACACCTACTAATGGAGATGTATCGTCTTTAGAACATTTTACAACATCTTCCTCAATATCACCTTCAACTTTAAAAGTGCCTGCTTTTTTCTGGAGAATTGTAGTTTGTGTTTCAACTTTTTGTTTAGGTTCTTCTTTCTTTTTAAAGAGTTCTACAAATCGTTCAATCATGCCAGAATCAGTTGCTTACTATAGTTATATGAGTAATTTTCTCGATTACCCTTTATTCCCCATCCCAACCAAATATATGCAGGTTTCATGTAATAAGTTATACTTTGCCCCCCACCTTCAAATTGTGGAAGAACACGTTGGAAAATAGGTTCATTAATCATCCAGCGAGTCTGACCTTCTAGTGTACTAGGATCGCAGGCATACTTAGCACAGAAGTTTCCAAGACCCTTATAACGACCGATACTAGTCCACTGAATCAAACCAAACCCACCAGACTTACATTCAGTGTAGGAGACGCGAGCACCGCCTTCACAGATGTTAGCAATAAATTTAGATTCTTGTTGAATGTTTCCCATGATCGTAGCAAGAGCATTACGATCAGAGATTTTTGTATACTCTTGTAGTGCTGCCAGGACATACTTTTCTTCAGGTGTACATTCAGGACATTTCCAAGTTTTTTCTTTCTCTAAATTTACCACCGGAATTTGAACAGGTGGTGGTGATGTTACAAAAATTGGAACACTTGCTGTAGTGGTTACTGCAATTGCAGATGCTATGAGGGCATTACCCACCATCTTCATAACCATCCGATTTAATTTACGACCTCATACTAACAGATGATATAGATTTTGTCAAGGTCATGAAAACTATCTTCTGGAAAGTAAATTTGAAATAAATGATTTGCCTCAATAAACTTTCCTTGATCTATAAGTCGTTTACATTCTTGTAGTATTTGTCTTTTAAAACTATTAGATGGACCGTGATGATTAGTCATCTTCTTCCCCTAAGTATTCTAGTGAGTAAATATCGTGATCATCAATATTTGGATCTAACCACTCAGAGAATTCACTTTGGATTGCATGAGCATCTTCAATGTTTAGTAAAAGATCTTGATTTTCTCTATCGCAGAGAATATGTATCCGATCTATTGCCCAATCATGCGTCAGTTGAAGAGTCTCTTCTAAAGTTACCATAATCTTTACGCATGTATCGCCCAAGAATATTGCTATTGTAATATGCGGGCGTTCCGTCGTCAAGTGCTTCTGATAGAACGTTATTTAAAAACAACTGCTTAGTCTCTTCGAAATTGCAGGTGCCTTTTGTTGTATGTAAACTTAAAATTTCTCTTTTGAAAATCTCTTTTCCGTATAGTTTGAGATCTTCTTTTAATTCAGGACAGGATCCGTAATATTTCTTCCAATCGGATTCCTGCTTTACTTTTCGTTTTTTTCCAGGTGGTGTTCTGAACGACCAAAAATACTTTCTCCCAATGTACTGTCGTTCGTTTGACTTATTGGTAATGAGATAAACAAAACCAAAATAGTCCCGAACATCATTAGTATTAAAAGTTCGTTCCAGGTAAGTCCAAGGATTTTCATAATCTAATGTATTATTTAGTTCAAAGCTCATTTACAGAGTCATAATGAGCTATTATTTATCTTTGAATCTAACAAACCAACTCTAGTCATGGAATCAACTTTTGTCAACCCCTTGATAAATACTTGATAAAGACTTATAATAAATGGCAGTATATGCAAACAATATTGTTATTCCCTCTGGTTGTGAATTTCAATTACCATTAACAATTACTGATTCGGGTGGAAATACTCCACTGAATTTGACTGGGTATGCTGTGACTTCTATGATGAGGAAACACGCTGAGTCTTCCACTCTTTCTGCACAGTTTGCTGTTGGAATTACTAGTGCTGCTGACGGCGAGATTGTTCTCTCTCTTGCTTCTACTATTACCGCAGCATTGAAAGAGGGAAGATATGTTTATGATGTAATGTTGACTAAAGACGTAGATACGGCATCACCCAATAAATCAATTGCTGTAGAGGGAACAGCATTAGTAAGAGTTGGTATAACATCGTAAACTAATAAAGTTTTCTAATGGCAATCACAAATTCAATTTACACAACTAATCTTTTATTCCATACTGGAACTGATTTTGCTCAAATTTTTACTCTTGCAGATGACGGAGGAGCACTAAATCTTACCGGATATACTGTCATATCAAAATTTAAAAAGAATGCAGGTTCAACAACATCAACCTCGTTTTTAACAACAATTACTGATTCTGTAAACGGTAAGATTAGAATCAGTTTAACTGCGGCACAAACTGCAGAACTAAAGGCAGGGAGATATTACTATGACTTATATCTCAACAAAGATGGGGAGAACACCCGTATTATTGAGGGTGATGTAATTGTTAAAAAATCAGTAACTAGATAATAAAAAAGCAGGGTATGAACCCTGCCTAACATTTTTTTATAATTTATCTTAGGGCATTTTTGCACCAGACTTATGGCGCGTGGTGCCCTTTTCATCTGTGTAAGTTTCTCTTTCTTTGGTAGGAGTTACATAACCAACACCAGGAACTACACCAGTCTTACCGGCAGCTCTGGCAGCATTTCTATCTGCTGCTCTTTGTGCTGCTCTCTTACGGTTTTTGTCGTAAGAACTCATTGCCTCTTCTATAGCAGCAATTTCCTTCTCGGAGAACAGTCCAGTTGCTTCTAATTCTTCTTTTCTCATCTTAGTTTTGCTGTCCATTGCCATGCGGCGTTTGAACTGCTTATCTGCTTCTGAAGAATCACCCTGATGTTGAGCACGTTGATCATTATCATATGCATTTCTCTTTGCCTTATCAACACGCAGTTTGCGCTCAGGAGTCATTGGTTGGTAACCTTCAGTCTCCACAACCTCTTCACTCATACGACTGACAACTTTCTGTGCCTGACGTTTAATGAATCCCTTGATACCTTTCTTGGTTTCTTGCTTCTTCTTATCAACAGCCGCCTTTGCCTTGCCAGGTGCGCTTGTAACGGCAAGTGCTGCCTTACGTCCTGCTCTTCTTGCCTCATCCTTAGCGATAGAACCAGCAATCTGAGCACCTACCTTAGCAGCAGATGCCTTTTTCTTAGCACCATCAACGGCACCCTTTACAGCACTTCCTGCTGCCTTCAGTGCATCACCCGCCTTTCTCTTACCATACTTTCTTCTAGCACCTACAGGAGCACCAGATGCTCTCATAGGAGCAGTATCACTTCCAAAAGTCACCTTTGCTTCGTCAAGATAAGCGTCGGTTGCATCTTCTAAAAGGGAAAGTGCTTCCTCTTCTTCATAACCTTCTTCAATGAACTCATCAACTAATTCGTCAAAAGTTTCATCGAGAAGTTCTTCAGTAAGTTCAACTTTCTCTTCGTAAATACCACGATATGCTTCGGTAAGTGATCTAATATCTGCAGGTTGCATCGTTTTAATCAATTATTGCGTATTTTTATTTATAAAAAAAGAGGGTGTTACCCCTCCTTCGACAAATCTTCAAATGCTTGATACCCATCATAATCACCAAATAGGAAAGCATCCGATTTTGCTGCTTCCCTATATGCTGCATATGAATCAAAGACTAAATCCTGAGAAGGTATCTGCTTTGACATCTTGTTTGATTCCTCCAACGATGTAAGACTCAACCTCAGTTTCTTGAGGAGCAATTTGAAGACCCTTCGACGAAATCCAATGTTCCGTCCAGGGGAGTGGGTTATTCTTTGCGGGTATGTCATAGATTGGTTTAAGTCCGATTGCCTTCATTCTACGATTGGCAATCCATTCAACATACTGTTGCAGCAGTTTATCATTCAGACCAATCATAGATCCATCTTTGAACAAGTATTCTGCCCAAAGTTTTTCTTGATTAACACAATTATCAAAAGTCTTAATCAACCATTGCTCCTCTTCTTTGAAGATTCTTGCCATTTCAGGATCATCACCCTCACGCCACTTCTTCAGAATATTTTGTGTAATGGCAAGATGCTGATTCTCATCTCTGGCAATCAGGGAGATGATCTTTGCACTTCCTTCCATAAGTTTGAGTTCGCCAAAAGCAAAACTACAAGCAAAGGATACGTAAAAGCGAATACCTTCAAGAATATTAACGTTTGCAACTGCTCTGAAGAGTTTGCGCTTGAGTTCATACCTTGATTCTAGTGCGTAGGGGACTTGCTCTAATGCGTGTTGCCAATCATTAGAATTATCATAATGATGAGCAGCATTAATGAAGTCATTATATGCTTCCGTAACACTCATAGCACGTTCTACAATACGATCATCATTCAGAATGTGATCAAACACATCTGAGGGGTCTGGATAGATGTTCTTGATGATATGTGTGTAGGAGCGACTGTGAATCATTTCCATGAATCCCCAAACTTCCATACACGCTTCCAATTCAGGAAGAGAGCAATAAGGAATGAATGCCATACCAGGACCACGACCCTGAACCGAATCGAGCATAATCTGATACTTCAGATTAGAAGTAAAGATGTGCTTTTGTTCTGGACGTAATGTCTGATAATCAGCACGATCTTTCTGGAGAGAAACTTCCTCTGGTCTCCAGAAATATCCTAACTGTTGCGTTGTGAGTTTATCAAAAATTGGATACTTGTAAGAATCATACCTTTGAATACCTAGTGGTTTACCGAAAAACATCGGTTGTTTTTTAGTATCAACTACTTCTGAGTTGAATACCGTCATAGAATCGACCATTGGTCGTTCTTCTTTGTTCGTCTTAAATCTTACAAGACTCACAGTCTTCCTCCTCGGATTGTTGTAATTGAGAAATTAAATCATCAAGTTCTGACTTGTTGCTTTCATCAACTTCGTCAGTTTTGATATCGTAGGTGTTTTGATAGTAAGAGGTTTTCCAACCGTATTTGTATGTAGTCAAAAGGTCTTGTGCCATAACTGACACCGGAACTTCATTATCAGGATAGTTGGTTGGATTGTAACTCCAATTACCACTGATTGCTTGGTCAAAGAACTTCTGCATTACAGCAACAATATTAATATACCCAGCGTTACTAGGCATATCCCACAAAAGTGTATAATTGTTCTTAAGAGTCGCGTATTGCGGAACAATCTGTTTAAGTGGTCCTTTTTTGCTTTTCTTAATGGACAGATATCCTCTAGGTGGTTCAATTCCATTTGTTGCGTTTGACACAACGGAACTGCTCTCCGATGGCATCTGAGCAGACAATGTTGAGTTCCTAACTCCGTGGGTAAGTACCCTTTGTCGAAGATTTTCCCAATCATAGTGAAGCTCATTTGGAACTATTTCATCCACATCATGTTTATATGTATCAATCGGAAGAATTCCATTACCATACTTAGTTCGGCTGCTATACCCACAAGCACCTTTTTCTTTCGCCAGATCAACAGTTGCTGAAATGAGATAGTATTGGAATGCTTCAGTCAGATCATGAACAAGTTTCCATGCCTCAGAATCATTGTAATTAACACCATTCTTAGCAAGATAGTGTGCTAGTCCAATGTAACCGATTCCAAGTGAACGGCGGGCTCTTGTGGCAATTTCTGCTGCTCTGACGGGGTATCCTTGAAAATCAATGAGTTCATCAAGACTCCTAACAGCAAGATCACACAAAACTTGAAGATCTTCCAAATCCCTAATTTTACCAATATTAATAGCAGAAAGGATGCAGAGAGCAATTTCCCCATCTTCATCGTCAATGTGTTGTAGTGGTTTAGTAGGAAGGGTGATCTCTTGGCACAGATTACTCATCTCAACTTTATCCATAAAGGATGAGTGAGAGTTGCAATGGTCAATGTTCATGATATACAGTCTACCAGTTTCTGCTCTTTCTTTCAAGAGGTCCAGAAAGAGTTCTTGAGCACTGATAACTTTTCTTGAAACAGACTCATCTCGTTCATAACCCACATATAGGTCGTCAAACTCAGGAGTGCCAAAAGCATCATAAAGACCTGGAACATCGTGAGGGCTGAAGAGCGAGATCTCTTTATTTTGAATAAACCTTTC